GACGCCTCCAGCTCCCTCCAGATGAGGAAACTCGGCTTCTGAGCAACGATCCTGGAGTCGTTCTTTGACTTGTACTGCTGCGCAATGGGCACAGCCGGGTCAGGGAATGCCAGCCGGCTGTAAGCCAGTTTGTTATCGGTCTTTCCTCCGACGAACACAGACCCTTTGGAGGAGTGCTGCTGAGTCGTCCAGTACGTTTGGAAGTCTTCAATCTGTCCGGTGAGGATGGGCTTCTCGACGCCATCCTGATAGATGGCGACTCCGCCCCCTCGCTCAAGGAGCTTGGATTGCTCCGTACCGTTCTTCACCAGGAGTTTCCAGGAACCCTGATCACAGAACTGGACGATCATGTCCAGTTGAATCCAAGTGTCAATCTCACCTATTCGGTTCAGCTCCTTGTCCCGTACCTCAATCCGGTATCCCATATCAGTAGCCCTCATATCTCGGCTGAAAGACCAGTCGCACCTTCGCATTTGTGGAGCCAGGGACAATGTCCACTGTGCACGTGGACTCTCCTTCAGGGATTGACCAGAGCTGAGGACTGGCGTCCAGGTCGGGCCAGTAGTTCGTACCTAGGTCGTCCTTGAGGGACTTGAAGCTGGGCCTCGTGTCGACAATCAGAGTTCGTCCGCCGGCCACCACATCTGAGCCGTCTCCAGGCGCAGTGACACCGAAGGATAGATTTGTCTTGGTGCCGTCAGGGTTTGCTATCTCAGGACTGGTGAACTGGAAGCCCTTGATGGGGCCTGTAAGCTCCCACCTCGGCCATGCCTCCACGTCTCCAGGGTTGGAAACACTCACCTCGGAGCCAGACAGGATGCCTGCGTTCAGCCGCAGGGGATAAAAGGCTTCAGTGGTGGAGAGGAACGGCTGTCCTCCCCCAAAAGTCCACTGGGCAACCTGAACGTCATCGGAATAGAAGTAGGGGTCATAGGCAGTGAGCTGGATACCGAACTTCTTCCAGGTGAACCCTGACTGATCCTGAGCCTCACTGCCCTCCATACCGCTCTTGTAGTAGCACTTGAGGTAGCGAGGGGTAGCGTCCCCTTCAACGAACTTGAGAACGCAATAGCCCTTCTTGGGGTTAAGGGCCGAGACAAGCCGGCTCTTGATCTGCTTCACAGTCCTGCGGTCAATGCCATGCAGGTAGATGGGCAACATAATTTCTCGGGCCACGGCCCTTGCATCCCGGAAGATTCCTCCGTCCAGGTTTGGGCTATCGTCCGCGTGCAGTTCGAAAGGAGGCGCGTCCAGACCCGTAGCGCCGGGCATCATAAAGACGCCTGGCCAACGAGAATCAGAGAAGTCGGTGAGGAGGATTTCCTCCCCCCCACCATTCTTTCCCGTGATGGACACGTATGTCCTCCCCCAGTGCACCGGTTGCGGAGGTATCGGCCCTGTCGGAGTGGGTACCGGAGGGGCCGCCCGTAGCACCGGAATAGGCATACATCCACCTCTTTTCTATATACGGCTCCCATACATGGAGTCGATCCACTGGAAGCCCCGGAGAATCGCCTGAGGCGTGGTCTCGTGCCTGGCCTCCTGAACGGTTACGGAGATAGGCCGGCTACCGGACAGGATCGATTCCGTATCCCGGTTGTCATAGACCCGCTGGCCTCCATTGCCGAAATCAATCAGCTCGGGGCCCTTCTCTCCGACGAGAGCCAGGCCAGGAGACGCAGAGAGCGTCCCTGAGTAGTAGCCCTTGATTCCAGAGAGAGCCTTACGCCAACCCGATCCGTAACGATGGGTTGCATAGTTCAAGCCGGCGTAGACGGATGCTAGGGGGTCTGTGATTCCCCGGCTCCTGAACGGGCCGGCGTAGGCAGCGAAGGTCTGTGGGATCGTCTGCATAAGACCCTGGCTGGGGTAGCCAGCTTTCGCGTTCGAGTCCCACAGGTTAATTGCGTTCGGATTACCGCCCGATTCCACCCTGATGCGGTGGAGGACTAGACCCAGGTCAGACTGAGGAAGTTTGAGCATATTAAGTACGGCTCGAACCACAGGAGTCCACCTGGTGACGTTGTCACCCAGCTCAGAAGGACTGAAGGTCTCTCCCATGATGTAGTTGAGATCAGGCTTCTTGGCTTCAAGCCTGTCTCCACTGAAATCAAAGAGCCCGTCCAGATTAGGGAGGTTCTCCTTGGCAGTGGAATAGATGTCTCCGACAACCTGACCGGCATAAGCACTTGGGTTCTGCCAGATCTCCCGGACTCCCTTGGTCATGGAAATCATGCCGTCGTACTGGGAGCGGACCATTTCGAAGACACCATTGATGGTGTCCTCAATAGTTCCCATGGGGTCAGACGCCAGAGAAGAGACTGTGTCCCAAATGCTTGTCACTGAGTCCCAGGCGCCTTCGAAGACCCCTGACACCACGTCACTCAGGGTGTCTGTCGAGAACATATGGCCCATGAAAGTCTGTCCTCGTTCGAGGATGTTTCCTTGGCCCTTCCAGACGTCATTCCAAAAATGTTCGCTGGCTTGAGGAGCAACAGCACCGGCAACGGCGCCGAGGATCTGTGTCATGCCATTCGGAATCGGCAACTTCTTCAGGAACTCCCAGGAATCCTTGGTCACGAAGTCGTACATGCCGCGGAACCTGCTGGAGAGATCTCCACCGATGAAGTGGGAACCCTTGGCGCCGGCTCCGATGACGCCCCTCTGGGCAGGCCCTCCGATGGCGTCGGAAGACTCATTCATCACCATGTTCTGAGCCGCGCCGCGGACGTCCCAACCAACCTGGAAGTTATTGACTCTGTCCACCAGGGGCTTGAGCCCCAAGGTGTCCAGAATGCCTCCGTCGGCAAACTTCATTTCCTTGCGGAGGCCCTCAGCGCCCTGAGTACGGGCAATGGCATTCCATCGATTGACGGTCCCCTCGCCTACCACATTCGTCCACTCAGGACGCATGACAGCTTCTCCACCGGAGAGATGAAGAGTGCCCGCTGTAGGAGACGAGAAAGTGTGAATGTCAACGCCTGGAGAATGCCCAGGGAGAACACCGCCGGAAGCTCTGCTGTTGTTCTTCTTCCCTCCCGAAGAGGAAGAGCTCCCACCACCAGGAGCATGCTTGGAGATGTCGTCCAAGCGGTTCTCCAAGGTGTCGGCCTCGCTGCCGGCGCCATCCAAGGCACTCTTGAGATCCTTGACCTGCTTGGTGACCTTATCCAGCTTCCGTTCATTCAGGTTGGTCACTCGACCGGCAAGGCCGGACTTGGTGGTGCCCACGAGCTTGTGAACGTCATTGACTCCGGTGTGAAGAGACCTGAACTCCTTACGGATGTCTCCGAGTTTCTCACCGTTCAAATTGTTCACGGAGCCGATGGCTTCCTGAACCTTGTTCTTGAAGGTGTCCGCGGAGTTGGTTGCTGTACGGAACTCCTCTCGGACGTTTTCCAGCTTCCGACGGTTCAGGTTGCCGACCGAAACCCCCGTGTTGTCCACGGTGTTCCTGAGATCCTGAACGGCTCCCTCGGCTCCGTCAGCAGTGACCTTGAGGTTGGTCAACTTCTGTCCGTCCAGATCCTTCACGGCCTGGACGACGTCCTTGACCTTCTGGACCAGGTCCCGAGCCTTGTCGTGGAGATCCTGAATCTCTTGGGCAACCGTCCTGAGGCTCTGGCCGTTGAGCTGGTTAACCTGAGTCGTGATGTTGCTGACCTGGTTACCGGCGTTCTGCGCCGCCCCTTGAAGGCTTCCACTACCTGAACCGCTAGCAGTGCCGGCAAGGCTGTCCACGATCTGCCGAACGCTGGTTGCGTTGACATTCCGAATCTGCCGTTGCAGATCCCTCATACTGTCTTCGGTCTGCCTGATGGCATCCTCAGCATCCCGCATTTGTTGCTGAAGCTGATTGCGTCCGGAGTCACGGCCGGTGAAGCGATCCCGGAGACGGGCAATGGGCCCTCGAACATCTCCGTCCCGGAGGGTGGTTCGCCGATCCCGGTACCTCTGAGACATCCGGTCCCGAGTACGGCCGATGTCATCCCCGGAGCTAGCCGAACGAGCACCTTCACGAACACTGGAACCAGTCTGACGGACGGTACGAGTAGCCCCCCGTACACCTCTGCCGACTGCCTTGAAAGGAGTCAGAGAGGATGACAGGAGCTTGTTCAGCAAGCCGAAGGTCTTCGTCAGAAGACCGAGAGCAAGAATGAACGGGAGAGCAACCGCGGCCATCTTCAGGAGGTTTGCAAAGACCTCCTTGACCTGCGGGTGTGCGTCCAGCCAGTCAGAGAACCACTGTATGTGTTCGACGAAGGACCCAAGAGCCTCGAAGGAGGTCTGAAGAAGGGTGATGATGTTACCCTTCTGATCCTTTCCAAGTTCCTGAATCTGCTGGAGAAGCCCACCCTCGTAGGTGTACTTCCCAGAATCCACCATTGAGCCGTCAGGACCCCTTTCCATGACGGGAGTTCGCTTACCCATGATGGCTTCACCAAGCTTGGTGTACCGGTACTCTCCGGTGTCCTCGTCATCATCGGCAAAGAGGGAACCAAGTTCGTAGGTAGCCCGTTCCTTGATCTGAGAAACACGACCTGAAATGGTCGCAGAGGTCATCCGCTCACCGTAGCCGGCTGATCCGCCGGTACGGTCACTGTTCCGGTTGACAATTGCCTGACCCGTCTTGGGGTCAACCTTGGGCTTGCCGTTCTTGCCCATGACAAAGTAATTCGGGTCCCAGGCACGGAGCAGGTTGTCAATCATGTCCTGTCCGCCGATACCGCCACCCTTGGCGACGGGAGTTCCGACCTGCTTCCAGAAGGCATTGGCGTCTTCGAAACCGAACATCCTGGCAAGTTCAGCCGCAGGAATACCCGTGGCCCGGACAAGCTGATTGATGTTCCGAGTCGGAGCCTTGTCCATGTCCATGATGCGGTCAACCGCGTACATGGCCCTCTTGAACTGTTCGGGGTCCAGGTTACCCGCACGGGCCATGGAGTCGCCCACGGCCATGATGATGTCAGAAGTCTTGGAAGCAGCCCTGTTGGCCGCTCCAGTCCTCTGAGATCCACCCTTATACCAAGTGTTGTCATTCGCAGCGATAGAGCGAATGATCTTCATCTGATACTCGTGCATCGTTTCGATGCTGAAGGGGGTATTGATGGCGTATTCCTGGATACGCTGCATCTCTTGTGCCGACGACTTCTTAGATACACCAGCCGCAGAAAGACCCATCTGACCGAGGATGCGCATGTCCGCGGACTGCACACCGATAGTGGTCAGCATGGCGGAGACGGCACCAAGAGGGGCGAGGAGCTGAGTGCTCACCAGGCGGCCGGCCTCGGTGATGTTGGTTCCGAGACGATCGATAGCCTCGCCCTGCCGGCGCCAACCAGTCTGAAGGTTGGTCAGGCTTCGGCTTACAGAGCGGGTGTGGTCCTGCATCTGCCTGCGGTATCCCTGGAGCTGAGCCCGGAGGGCCGCGGCCTGGTCCCGGTGAGCATCCAACTGGGAGCGGAGGTCAGCTAGGCGAGCCTGCCTCATCTCTGTGATGGTGCGTCGAAGCTCTTCCCTGTTCTGCTGCTGGGCTCGACGGAAGGCAGCAGCCTCATCACGTGCCGTTCTCTCGGCAGCCTTCTGACGATCCCGAAGGAAGTTCTGGTAGGAACGAAGAGCCGTCTCTTCTCGACGAGCCGCATCGCGGGCAGCTCGTTCCTCGGCACGCTGCTTCTCCTGGAGGTATCGCATGAACTCACGCTGAGCACGCTGCCATCGCTGAGCCTGGTCACGTCTGGCCCGCTCCTCCTGGCGCTCCGTCTCACGAAGAGCCCGACGAGTAGCCACAGAGGTCTGATCAAGAAGCTTCTGCTTCTTCTTCTCTTGCTCAGCAAAGTCCCGGAAGCGCTTGCCGGCTTCCTTGCCATATTCCTTGGAGATCTCCTGCTCAATGCGCTTCAGGACCTTCTTCGAGTCCTGAGCGCCCTTCTGTATAGCGCGCTGAGCCTTGTCGGCAGCATCCTTGGCCTTCTTGGGGATCTGAGAGACCTGGGAGACCACCCCATCAGTGAAGGACTTACCTGCCTTCTTGCCTGAAAGACCCATCTGCTTCTCAAGCTGGGCACGAGTCTCCTTGAGCTGCTTCTGATTGATCTTAGGGAAGACATCGATGTAGCCGCTTCCGACCTTTATTGGCCCTCGGCCGCTGCCAGTGCTAGCCATACGGCCTCCTACATGCTATTCATCCTGCCAAAAAAGGCGGCCACTTCTTGGCCGGTAGCAAAGTCCTCGGGTTTGGGCTTCTCGACCTCCATAGGCTTGCCGGGCCGTTCAATCGGCTCAGGCAGAGGCACCTCAGATCCTTCAGCCGAGTTGGCTTGGATAAAGAGGTAGTTGGAGAGTTCGAGAGCATCGGACATCCGAGCAGCCACATAAAGTTCAGGGCCCCACTCGGTAGCCTCATCAATCGCCATGAGGAGAGTGGACCGCCCAGGCTTCCTCAAGAGCGACTTGACACAGACATAGATCTTGTGAAGGGACAACCGCCCGCGCTTGAAATCTTCCAGGTCCAAATGAAAGAACTCCTGAAGGTCTGCCTCCAGTTCATCCTTGTATTCCTGGTATGCGCGGACGGTTAGTATCAGTTTCCCGAGTCTCCGTACCCACAAGCCTTGAAGACCTGCTCAGTGAAGTCCTGAAAAGCTCGGATAGAAGGACGGGTCTTACGGAACTCAACCCACTGATCAGGCCCCACGACTTCCTGAACGATATCGAACTCAGTCTCAGCAAGAGCGACCTCCATAGGGAGGTCCAGCGGGTCAGCCGGCACAGAGTAGGTGTGGCCCTTGTACTCGAAGGTGTTGACCTTCGGGGCCTCTTCCTCGGTCGCCTTAGAGGCGCTTGCCTTCGGAACCGCGGTCTTACGTGCAGTGGTCATAGTGAGTCTCCAGAAAAGTGAGTGAGTACAGCCACAAGGCTGTTGAGTGAGAGAGCCGGGGTTTTAGATCTCCCGGCAAGATCTCTTATCAACTATCAGGCGTCAACCATGTCCTCAGTGGTGAGGATGTAACCAAGGGAACCAGAGGCGTCCATGGCGTCGATCGTCAGCTCAAACTGCTGGGACTGGGTCCGCTGGAGGGTGATAGCTCCCCGCTCAGCGACCATGGCGCGGCTGATAACCGCACGCCACAGGTGACCCTTGTAGTTCCAGTCACAGACGAGGCTGAACTCAGCAAGGTCCGGAAGGCTGGACAGGTCGAGACGGTACTCACCCGTCGGGGTCGGAGTACCGGCAACGTCCTCCACAACCTCAGACCAAGTCGTCCCGAAGAAGGTCTCAGTGACGAGCTTCGAGGCTTCCAGAAGCGTGGCCTGGAGCTGGAAGGCCGCAGCATCGACGTTGTACAGAACCGGAGCCGCGGACTGCCAGGCAGGGAGCGGGGTCGTGGTGATAGAGGGCGTCAGGGTGACACCGTTCTCGGAGACATAACCGAGGGCCTTGTAACCGGCCGGCGCCGTGACACCATCACCGACGTCAGTCGGAAGGACCAGGCCACCACCAGTAGGGGCGATGTAAAGCATTCCATCCGGTGCGAACCGGATCTTTTCAGCATTTCCAGAAGGCATGTGCTCTCCTTTGGGATGGGGGCAAACAAAAACGGCCCCCAAAGGAGCCGTTGAGCTGGAGCCTTAAATCAGGCTGCTACGACGTACAGGGAGACCACACCGCAGTAGACGTGCTCTCTTGAACTGTCGTCAGGTTCGTAGTTCGGGATTTCTTCGTCCAAGGCATCAAGGAAGTAGTGGTCTCCGACTGTCACAGCTCGGAGACCCTTCAGCATGTGATCTCGGACCACCAGAGACAGTTCTGCAGCCTCTTCCCTGTCAAGGTTGTACACCTCGTAAGCCACATAGATACGGTCTCCGACGTCCCGAAGGAACCGGTAACCAGCGTCTAGATAGACATAGATCGTGGTGTCTCCGACTTCACGACTGTTCATGTCACCCACCACACTCCCCGGAGGGAGATCGGGGAGACTCCGAAGGAAAGAGACCACAGACTTCATAGGGTCAAGACTCATTCGACCCTCGCATTCAGAAGAGCAGCCCTGAGGAACCGCTTGCCGGGATGCCTGCGGCCTCCCTTGTCGGTCCAACCTCGGTCCTGAAGAAGGGTGTGACGAACACGATCGTTGAGTTCGATCGTGACGTTGCCGTAGTAGCCCTTGACGTCCTTCTCGACGAAGGCGGAGATGTTCTTCTTGATCTGGTTCCAGTTGGTCTTCGTGTTATTGGCTCTCGGAGCCATCTTCACAGCGTTATTCCGGATTTCCCCGGTAACCTCGGCGACGAGGGCGCCGGCCTCCAGGGTGGAGAGAACGTCGTTCTCCCAACCGCGGTGCATGACTAGCTTGAACTCGCCTTCTCTCATCCGTTCTTCGCCCTCCAAATCATCAGGTGGGTATGACGGGTGGAGCCGTAAGGCCAGAGGTCCGGAGGGCCGTCAATCTCGTACCAGAGACCGCGCCACTTGACGCGGTGCTGGTCGTCTATGACCTCGGTGTAAGGCAGGTAGACATGGAGACGCTCCTGAGCTAGGTCCCTCTCAGGGGTTCTGAATTCGAAGTTCCTGTCAGGCTGGACACTGGCACGGGAGGCCAGGACCAACACAGGGTTGGTCCAGTCCTTCTTCGTGGTGTAGGTGCCCTCCACGTCAGCAGCCGAGTAGACCTCAATCGTCTCGCCGTACTGAGACATCAGTAGCCCTCCCTTTCCAGGGTGAGGGTGCCGACAGAAGGCCGGTACCGACGCAGGGCCCGACAGGCAGCCTCGGAAAGAGACTGAGGAGACGAGGCAGTTGCGTACTCCACCTCTCGTTCACCAGTCCGTTCCATGGCAAGTCCTGGAGTCTGAGCCATCCACCGGATGACCTCAGCCGCGGTAGCAGTCTTGAGGACTGCCGGCGGAGTGGTGTAGCCCCAGGAACCTGTGATGGTGACGTATCCGGAATCAGGCCAACAGGCCTCCAGGACGAGGCAGTTACCGTTCATCGTCCAGTCCTCCACTACGGTTCCGTCGCTCAAGGCGACGGAATCCACAGTGAGGAACGAGGTGTACCTTCGAGGGATTTCCAGAAACCAGCCTCCCTTAGAGGGGAGTTGGAAAGACTCATTGACGTGACGCTGAAAGTCCTTACCGCAGTAGTCCTCAATCAGGACTGTGCAGTCATCGATGAAAGCCTGAACCCTGGTTTCCTCTTCAGTGGTGAGGGGCCAGCCAAGACGAGCCTGGACATCCTCAACAGCCGCAAAGGGCATTAGCTGTCCCTCCCTTCAAAGGGAAAGGGGCTCCTTACGGCTCCACCGGAGGGGTGACCTCGGTGATGACGACCTTCAGGCCACGGACGAACTTCTCACCGATCAGGGTGCCACGGACGTTGTAATCCGGGTCTTCCTTGATGGTGGTGAAGCCGTACATGGTGTCAAGGCCGATGGTGTCGGCCTTCTTGTCGTAGTCGTAGTCCACCAGCATCCGGGTAGCAATGCCGTTGATGCTCTGAGTGGAACCGGTAACTGCACCCATTGGAATGGCAGGGCAAGCCGTGGCCAGGAGGAAGGCACTCTTGTGGAAGAAGTACATCTCCAGGTCGAACGAGTTGTGAACCACGACATCGAAGCCGTAGTAGGAACCGATGATGGCCCGACGCAGAGCGTTGGTGTCACCGGAGTAATCGACTGCCACGAACTCGGGGTCCTTCAGAAGGATCGCCTCGACCTCGGGGCCGGCGATGACATAGCGCTCCGAGGACGGGACGTTCGCACGGTTCAGGTGCAGACGAGCGTCAACGAACGCGGTACGCAGGCGAAGAGCCCGCTCCATCATGTTCTCTCGGGAACCGTCATACACCGGAATGGAGACCTCAACGTCTCCACCAATAGCCGTCTTCTGGCCGGCGGTCAGGGCGGAACGAGTGATGTTGGCCTTGATCCAAGCCGCAATGGTGTCGTCAAAGTACTCAGCCATACCGCGGGTAAGCGGGGCGAGGATCTGACCACCGAACTGCTTCAGGTCGAAGGCAACCTGCTCCATCGACAGAGCCGAGGCGTTCTGGGCCAGAGTGGTGAGCTGAACCGGGAATCGGGTCTCATTGATGAAGCCGTTCGTAGCCCGACGAGCGGTCGGGTCCGGTCGCTCAGCAGCCGCAGCAAAGACGTTCTTGTCACCAGTGATGGTGTTCTTGATGATGTTGGAGACGTTCGTCTCCTGCACCGGAATGGAACGGCTCGGGCGGTTGACGTTAATCACGTCGCCCAGGCCACCAGTGAAGTTCAGCTCCGAATACCGAGCCGGGATAGAGCCGAGGGTGAGCTGTCGATCGAGCAGACCCAGAGCAGCAATGGTGACCTGCTTCGGGTCAAGATTAAAGTGATGCGTAGTAGCCATGTACGGCCTCCAAAAGGGCATGAAAAAAGCCCTCCGGAGGGGAGGGCTCACAGATAGGGTGTGGGTTTAGAAGATGGACCCACCCGTAATAAGGTCTGCAAGCTCATTCGGGTCCATCGTGGTAATCTCAGGAGTACCGCCGGTCTGCTTACCAGCTCCCTGAAGATCCGGGAACTCTCCCTTGGCCTTAGGAAGAGACTCGACAAAGGACTTGACGGCATCCTTGTTCGGACGTCCGTCCTCTCCCAGGAACTTGGAGACATTCAGGTATTCAGCCGGGGGCAGAGTGACACCAGCCGCAGCAGCCTGGACAGCCATTTCGGCGTTCACCAGGTCAGTGCCAACCTCGCTGAGTGCGGAATTCCGGCCCTCAGCTCGTGCCTGCTCGATTGCCTTCTCTGCATCCGTCATCTGGGCAGACTTCAGTTCGTCCCGCTCCTTGGAAGCGGACTTGAAGTTGTCCTCATTCTTCTTGCTCAGGGCTCGCCACTTGTCCCGATCCGCGGTCAGCTCAGCAATAAGCTCCTCCGGAGTCTTCTGAGGCTCCGTAGTGGGCTCAGTCGTAGTCTCCGTAGTCGGTTCAGTGGTGGGCTCAACAGGTGTGCTCATGCGCTCATCCCATTTCGGTTAGGCCGGCCTCCCATTTCGGTCAGTCGGCATGCGCTTCGGTTACTTCTTCTCGTTCAACTTGCGATTGACGTTCCCACTATTGCCCTGGGGGCTCTTGGCAGCCATGGAGGCTGCCTTCTTTTCACCGGGAACACCGGGGGCTCCAGGCTCAGGGGCCTGGGGGCCAAGCTCTGCCACTTCCTTGGCTGCCTTGGCATCGTCCTTTCGCATTTCGCGGAAGGCTTCAATCTCGGAAGCCGTGAAGCCAGCTCGCATCCACAAGATTTCCTCGGGAACGTTGAGCTGCTTCAGCTTGAGCAGAGCGTCAATGTGCTGGGCTTCGGTTCTGTATTCGGGATCAGCCCACACAGTTTCAAGGGCGACCTCGTCAGCCCTCTTGTCCTTCTTTATCTGGAAACAGAGTCGAATGACCTGTTCCCAAGCCTCCCCAAAGTAGAGCATTCTCTCTTTGACCTTGGAGACAAGGCCGGCCTCGGCGCTGATAATCGCCTCACCGGACGGTGCATTACCCTGGTTGACCAGGAAGTAATGACTGGGGGTCCTGGATACAGAACTAAGGTGCTGTACCAGGAGATTGATGAGATTCACATAGTTCTTGAGATCCGCGGCCTCAAACTGCCCGAACTTCACATCGGGTGCCTCAGCCTGGAGAAGCTTGTCCAATCCGACGTTGTATGGGGCCTTGGGGACGTCGTTCTCATCTGTCTGAATCTCCAGGCCAGTGACCCACCTTTGAGGCCATGCAGCAAACTCAGAAGCCAGGAGAGCATCAGACGTAATCTTGTTGATGGCATCCTGAATGGGAATGACGTTGGCAAGGTCTGAGTAAGGGTCACCATTGATACGAGACCTGTTGTGGAAGGGGACCACCGGAACCCTCTTCAAGGGGTTCGGCTTCCTCGTGCCCTGCTCCCATTGAGTCTTCCCAAGAGGGACTTCGTATACGTAGGTCTCAGTCCACAACGTCACCCAGGTACGCCCCCAAGCGTCCTGGAAGAACCGAGCCGCGGCTTCCAGTTCCGTCATAGAGCCGGGCTTGTACTGGACAGCCATCTCCTCTGCGGAGACAGGGGTGATAACGGGCTCACCCTTTTTGTCAGCCCAGACAATGACGTAAGCCTTGCCCTGCACCATGGCATCCAGGTGCACGGCGTTGGCAAGAGAATCCAGGCTGTTGCGCTGCCAGAACTGTTGGGCCTCCTTATTCATCCCTCCCTCGGAGGGGATTCGGAAGCCGTCGACCCGCATGCGTTCTGTTGCGGAGTCGATGATGAGTCCACAGAAGTTGTCTCGCCAGTCGTTGAACAGATCCTTGAAGGCGCTTCTGTACTTGGCCTGAGAGAAGGCTAGCTTCTGCTGGTCGCCTTCGTAGTACGAGGCGTACTTGAGGAGATCAGCTCTACCATTGGTGAGCTTGCCCTGTAGGAACGCAAGCCAGTCCACCTCTGTCTGAGGAGGGCCAACAGACGTATAGCCACTGGGAGGGATAATCATGGGGCCTCCTGCTCTAGAACCCCACGACACGGCTCCTACGGCGCTTCATGCGTCCGTCGGCTATTGCATCCGCCCTCGCCTCCAGGGCGAGGATTGCGCACACCGCAAGGTCAATCTTCCTCTTCGATCGTGGGCTGTCCTTCTGAATGAGAATTCCGACTTCGCCGCCCACCATGACTTCACGGGTAACGGCATTGAGGACGTGCTTGGTAAGACGCGCGTCTCCGTTGTGGCAGATTTCCTTGGTCATCACCGCGGAGCGGAAACGCTCCGTTGCCTGGACCATGCGAGTAGGCTTGTTGGTCCAGAACTCAAAGACATATTCGGTGTCCCTGGTGGCAAACTGAATCGCCCACCTACCAAGGGCTTCCTGGAAGTAGGGAGGATCCCCGTAGAACCACTCAACCTGGTATTCCTTGAAAGCTTTGTAGACCGCGGCTTCAACCGCGAGGGTATCTACTTCCCAATCGTCCCGAGCGTCTTTGGGACGCTCCCAGACGTCCAGGACGAAGAGCTTCCCATCCCTCAGGCGGGCTCCTACCAAACCTGTGCTGTCTCCGCGGATACTTCCGTCAAAGCCAATTGCGATCTGGTCGCCTGGCTTGATGGGGTCCTCATCGGATTGGATGAGATCCCATTCGGCCTTGGACATCCAACCGTCCGAGGACTCCGCAATCTGGTTGAAGTAGAACCGGCAGTAAGTCGAATCAGGAGTTGTCCGGTCGTAGAGAATCGTCTTGGTGAGACCATCGATGTCAGCCCAGTCCGCGTCCCCGTATGCCTCTGTGAGGGCTTGCCGTACCTTCGCCTCATCCCGGATGTCCTCTACGGCTATGTCGCCTTCGAGGCAGTCATACAGCCAGAATCCTTGAGCCACCATCTCAGACTCATGAATCCGCTGAGCAACGCTGTCCTCGTTGGGGTTATAAGCGTTGGTGGTGGTGACCCACCGGGAGCCGGCCTTCGTCGTCTTCTCAACGTTGCGCTTGAGTACCTGATAGAAGTCAGGGCCTCCGTTGGTACCAACCCAGTGATGCACCTCGTCCATCACAACGAATGTGGGACGGTTACCCTCGTTGGTCCGGCCGGCAGTTGCCTTGGGCTTGATAGAGCCCGGCTTGCCAGACTTGAACTGGACAATGGACTTCGAGATCTCAAGTCCGTACTCCGCTTCCGCAGGGGACTCGGAGAGCATTCCTCGGATCATGTCCAAGGTCTGTTCGGTCTGGTCCAGTGCCGTGGCACCGATCTGCACAATAGGCAGAGGAACGGGCTTCCCAACCGGGAGCCCGAATGCGTCGAAGTGACTGAACCTGCAAGGGCCTAGGAACTCCACAATTGCGAGTGCTGCGAGAAGCGGAGTCTTTCCCCAACCCTTCGCACGCCTCAGCGTGCCCGCGGAGTACTTCCACGTACCATCAGGGTTGATGGCGTAGAACCAGAGGACGAACCGAAGTTGCTCGTCAGTGAACTGCCAGGGTTCACCGGCTCGTTCACCATCAGGAGTGACAACGTACTTGGTAGCCCAGCGGATGATCTGGTAGCCAAGGGACTCCTTGGGGGAGGGGACGCTGTAGGGGAGATTTCCCGTCTGAGGCATCCCATACCACCCCCTACACGGCTCTGAGCTTCTTATACAAGTTGTCGTCCATATCGGGCACTGGGGAGCCTTCAGAAGGGCTCTCAGGGCTTTCCTCGTCCTTCTTCTCGAAGGACATGCGGAGCCGGGCCCGGTCCTCCACCGTCGCCCCGAGCTTGGCTGTCCTCTGGCGAATCTCGCCGGCTAGCTTCGAATCGCCCTTATAGAACTCGTCAACCAGCTTGGTGACGATCTCAAGCTCAACCCAATCCGTCTCAAGCCAAGTGGTGGCCTGCGGGGACTGAGACCAGGTCTTCCAGAACTCCTTGGCCTTCGCAGTGTCCACGGGAAGGGTCCTGGGGAGAGGTCGGCCCTTCTGGGCCTCCTTCGGAATCTCAGTCGCGTATTCGTGCTTATTGCGCCTGGTGGCATTGGCCTTGGGTGCAGGCCCCCGACTACCCATCAGAGCCTCACCCCCGGAATATCCCGGTGACGAATGCCCTCAGGAAGCTCGTAGAGGTCTGCAAGGTCGTCAAGCTCCTCCTGGACAGAGGAACGCCAACCCTTGCGATCCGCGGCCTTGGATGGCCGCTTGGTCTCAGACCACCAGGCGTAGTCAAGCTCTTCGTCAAACTCAGTCATTGCTTGCTTCCTTGTCCTTAAGCAGCTTCCAGAGGTCGCCAGGGGTGACGTCGCCGGGGAAGGTTCCGGGGAAGAGGTTGATGCCGGCTCGCTCATAAGCGAGGCAGACCAACTGCGAACAAATCAGGTGGCCCGAGGAGGCCACGAAATCTCTTATAAACTTTGGGCGCACACCAAGGCGCTCCAGGGCGATGGAGACGTAGTCCAGGAAGGAGTACGGAGTACCAACGAGCTGAAGACTCAGAAGGGAGATGCCCTCACGTTGTTCGGGCGTCAGGTCAATCAGACCCGTAGACCACTTCACGACTGGAGAAGCAGCCTCAAGTGGGATGCACTCGGCACCATCAGGCATGGCCTGGACGACCCTGCCGTCTCCGACGTAGACCAGGGCGTGTTGGACAGGGGCGAAGTCTCCCACGAACCACTGACCACAGTTGACGAAGGAGCCGGCGAGGCCGCCTATCCTGGTCAGGCCGAAGTCACCAGGAAGGGGCTCAGTCATCAGTGGCCCTTGCAATGGCAGCGTTGGCCCAGAACATAACCTCTTCGAGCTTGGTGACTGCAAGGGCCTTCTCACGGCCCTCGGGAAGCAGCTTGTTCAGGAGGTCGGCAAGCTGACGGCAGTTCTGTCGGGCTGACGTGTGCTCATCCCGCTTCTCCTGCCGACTAGCCGCGTGAAAGGCGAACCGGTGCTCAATGTCTTCTGGACTCATTGGCTTGCTCCTCAAGTTGTGCTGCTAGCTCCCGCAGCAGCCTGGGGAGTGCCTTGCGGACGTCATACGGATAGGGGATGCCGAAGGAGGCCAGGACGTCAGGCTCCTCGTCACCGATCTGAAGGTGAAGCTTGGCGGGGACGTCATAACGGCTCTTCCGAGGCATCTCAACTCCTAGTGCGGCTTTGACCCACACTTCCTCATGCAGGTCCAACACCACTCAGGATCTCGCATCTCCTCTTCAGTGGCCACGTCAACCTCCCAGTTGATGAATGAAGTTGGCAGGCCGGCCGTCACAGCCATGTGTCTGAGGAGGTTCCTCAGGATCGTTGGCCTGCCAAGTGTGACGAGGGAGAGTCGAACTCCCATCACTCGGACCACAACCGAGTGCTCTAGCCATTGAGCTACCGTCACCATGTTCCTGCGGGAAGCTAGGCGTAGTACTCCGCTTCGTTTTTCGCCCTCAGCGCTGTGGGCTATCCCGCATTGTTCCTTGGGCGGGATTCGAACCCGCAACCTCCCCGTTACAGGACCCGGGTAGGGGCGCTCTACCGTTGAGCTACCAAGGAAATGGCCCGACAAGGACAGGAGCACGGCCCCACCGCTTCCTTGTCGGACAACAAGAGGGCCCCCACCTGAGTGGGGGCCCTCACTGCACGTCAGTTGGCTTATGCCGCCCCAAGGGCGGGTGACGAGGTTTCCAACGCCAGACAACCATCCGTGCAAAACATAGACTACAGGATCTAGCCTGTAGGTCAACCGAACTTCCTGGACTTCAACTTGGGGTTCCCTGGAGGGTCTTCTCCAAGAGGATCTCAGAAGGAGTTGCGTCGCAGGCTCGACAACTGAAGTGGTACCCACTCCACACGACCCTTTGGGTCTCGGGGTGTGTGCAGTCTTCCTTGCTGTGCTCCTGGCTCATGATTCCCTCTCATCCGAGTCTTCTGGTCTTAGCCTTATGGTCTGGACCGCAAAGGGTCCAGAGGTTATCCAACTCCCAAGAACCTCCCTTGGCCACCGGGACGATGTGGTCCACTTCCAGCTCGGATCTCTTTCCGCACATCTGACAAGCGAACCTGTCCCGAGCTAGCACCTGGGCCCTGATGGAGGGCCAGTTGCCGGGCCGGCTCTGGTTCCTGGCTGAGGTGTTCTGCCAGGGTCTCCGGGTCTGGTGCTCTCGGCACCGACCATCCCGGAAGGTTTTGGAGGTGCAGCCGGCTCGCAGGCATATGGATGCGGCTCTGGGCACCTGTGCACCTCCAAAGTGGTTGGCCGGCTGGTGTGGGGCGAGCCCAGGGCAGCCGGTCAAGTCTCTGGCCCCGGCTGGGTTCTGGTCTGGCAGCCGGGGCCCTTCGCCTTCTTGGATCTCTTATCAACCAACCTGGATAAAGGTAGTCAGAGCCTCCAGGGCTCTGACACCTACTCAACAGGGAGATCAACAAGAAGGAAACTTAGGTGAGTCTCTTTAAGGAGACTCACTTACTAGGTATTTAACTTTTCGGGACTCTTTAAGGAGTCCCTCTGTTGTTTACCTTCTAATATCAGTCTAGCATGCCCTTGCAACTCTTGTCAACCAAGCTCCTTGAAGAGCTTGGTTTTTAGTAAGTACTTTTCTTTTATCTTCTACTATAGACGTCGGTGTCACTTGACCAAGGTTTGTGACAGCCTTGGTTGAAGTGAGATGCAGATCACACCCTTGTGCGTCTAGACTGGAGCATCTCCGTTGGCCAAAGGTTAGCGGCTGGGCTTAGGGGGCTCAGGAAGGCCCCTGTAAGGCCCCCTGAGGGCCTAGGAGTTGATCAGCGGACTCTTGATCCACTAGGTTGACACGAGAGCCTCGCAAGGGCTCCTGTGTCCCCGAGGAGGTTACTGAAGGGGAACGCAAGACTCCACTATGAAGTGTGAGGCAGGTCACAGGTTGAGAAGAGAGACTCAAGCCTCGTTGCTGACTAAGGTGGTGGCACTGAGGGCCAACGGCATCCTCAGAGTAAAGGGCCACTGTGTGTACCCCACCCTTTAAGGACATGGCATGCCCTGGGAATCTGAACTTACCGACGCAACTTTGGTGAAGCTTTTCCATCTAGGCCGAACGGACAAGGAGATCGCGAAGGACTATGGCATTACACCTCAGGCCGTGAGCAAGCGCCGGGTCAAGCTGACCCTCCGCCGGCAAGAGGTTGTAGATAAGGTGGCAGAGGGATTGGCAGCCCGCTGGACAGTCTTTACGGTGCCTACCGCAGAAAGCCACCACTCTCGTCACTCAGCCAGGGCACTGAAGGTGTGGCTCCGGCGTCGACTCGGAGATGACAAGCTCAGCCCCGCACAGATCAAGTTGGCTGATCAGTGGGAGAGGAACCTTCGCAGACGGAACGCAGTCCTCTGCTACGACCCAAGCACCAAGGATGGCTGGTTCTACCGACCACGAACGCCGGCAGATGGTCAGCGAGTCATCGACTGGCCCGCGGATCTACCGTTCCCGGATGAACAGTTCAGGAGGGCCCTGGAGTTGCCTCCAGAGTCCGAGAAGGAGTCAGTGTGACTCTTAGACCCCCTGTGACCAGGGGGTCTTTTTGTATCTGGTTAGGTCACCCTAAGGGTTGTACTGATTACCGTGTGATGATCGTCACGTTGATGAGAGATGTAGTTCTGTGAAGAACGTATGTATGTTTCAACTGAGAGTGACCGAGCGTATTCGGTCACTCGGGTCTCACAGGGGAGGGCCTATGCTCCGCATGATCACGTCTGAAGAGGCTCAGGCCGGCGGAAGAGAAGACGTCCTGGAGACGATCTACGGGGGCAAGGTCCATAAGACCTCCACTTGGGTGGAGACGGATGCCCTCCTGATCACGGAAGTCACCGGAGAACCGTTCCACCGGTACTTCATGATCGTGATCACGAACGACGTCACTGAGGACGATGTCCTCGAACTGAACAGACTGGCAGCCGAGTTGGGGAAGAACCTGCCGGACTGTGTGGTTGAACGAGAGAGATACGAGATGCCGCACCGGTTCTTCCCCGGAAGCAAGCACTTCGATCTTGTGACGGTATACGGAGGATGACGAGAACCCCCATCAGCGGGGCCATGCCTCGGGAGCATGGCCCTTTTTCATGCCCAGATTAGGAGGACGGATGAGCAAGAGCATCGAGACGCAGCCGCGGAGCGTCAGTCAGGTTGATCAGTACGAGAAGTGCGGTTGGCAGTTCTATCTTCAGCGGGTAGAGCGGGTGACTCCCAGGCCGGCGGCCTGGTCCTTCCAGGGAACCGCCTTCCACTCGGCTGCGGAGAAGTTCGAGAAGGAGTTCCGGGAGCCCTCGGAGGAGGAGATGGTTCAGCTCTTCTCTGACCAGTACTCAGCCATGGTCAACGGAGCCATGTACAAGGAGCCGGACCTGAACCGTTGGATGACTGTCGGCGGGAAGCCGGCCGGACAGGACATCGAAGAGCGGTACGCCCTGGGGCAGAGTCAGGTACGGGACTACGTCCGGTGGTCCAAGGAGAACGAGCCTGAGATCTGGCATGACAACGAGGGCTGGAACGGCTTCGGCATCGCGGATGCTCCGCTGCACGACACCACGATGGGCCTGGAGCTGTACTTCAAGGTCGAGCTGGGGGGTGTGATCGTCCGCGGGTACATCGATCAGGTCGTCAGGGACCCGAAGGACATCGGGGCATACCGAGTACGGGACCTCAAGACGGGATCGACCAAGAGCCACTTCCAACTTGAAACCTACAAGGTTGCCGTGGAGAAGCAGTTCGGGCTTGAGGTCAACACTGGCGACTGGTACTTCGGCAAGGAGGGCCGGCTGTCCCGGCCCGTGGACCTCTCCGAGGTGACCGAGGATCAGGTTGCAGCCCGGTTCGTGGAGATGGACCAGGGCGTGAAGGCTGGCCGGTTCGAAGCCAAGCCTGGGTTCCACTGTAGGTTCTGTGACGTGAGCCACGCTTGCTCTTTTTATCGGTCTCGTGGTTGATAAGAGATGCTTGGTATGTCATACTGGAGTTAGAGGGAAGGGGCCCGGTGAGGCCCCTCTTCTAAGGCTCCTAGGTTGATAAGAGAGGTTGGGTTGTGAAGCAGGTCAGCTACTCCGAGACGGAGACGGTTTACCAGGCCGGCTTGGGTGTTGAGCACGCGCAGCAACGACTTAGGCAGTACGGAGGACAGGAGACTCCGCAGGAGGCTTGGAATTCTCTGGACTACTACGACCGTGAGGAACTGGCTGACAAGTACGAGGTCTTCCAGTTCGTGACTACCACTCAGATCACCAAGGTTGATCCCCCTTACACCAGGAGCCCGAAGTGAGTGCTGACTACCGGGATCGAGATGGCGACGTTTGGTTTTGCCGCGGCTCCTGGATTCATGAACCCTGAAGGGATTTGCATCTACCACACGCAGACTCGCAGCGTTTTCAAGGTGACGCTGGACCACAACGATGCCGGCAAGTGGGAGGCCGTGGCGTGAAGAGGACAAAGGTTTTCGAGATCACTACGGCAGTTCTTCGGAAGGGCCGAACGCAGTACCGCATGATTACAGCTCTGTCAGTGGTCCGCTGTCTCAACACCATCAAGGACCAGACCACGGACCCTCTGACCAAGGAGAACCTTCAGGTCGTAATCGACCTGATCCATGATTCCAAGCCCACCTTCTGAGGAGTCGTCATCAATAGCTGGAATCACGCCAAGTCCGCGGCTCGGAAGTGGGGCGGAACTCCTGAGGATTACATCGAAATTGAGGAGTTCATCGACTCGTCAAAGGTCAGCATTGGTGATGTAAGGCACCGTGCTCTGTACCACCACACCGAAGGTGTGTGGTTGTGTCAGCGCATCTTCGGCCGCACCATCACCGTACCCAAGAAGAACGGGCACGGGACTGTGGAAGTGCCCGTGAGGCTTATCGCGGAAAGGCACATCCAAGAAGACCTCGGCTGGCTTCCCACGCCGGCGGACTACCACAGGAACACTCCTGTTGAGAAGTGGATGTCTGGCTCTCAGCGCAAGGAAGTGCCTCTTTCTACCCTTCTCCTCAGCCAGCCTTCGGAGGCTTCAGCATGACGACTACTTCGAACTTCCTTGGTATGCCTGTCTCTGGTGACATCACTCAGGGTTCTGCTCGAACTGAGCAGAAGCCGATTGAGGAGCTTGCTCCTCTCTTCCAGGCCCTTCTTGATGACCCGACCATTGTCGAGTTTGGGTGGCGCCAGTACACCCCCTACTTCAACGATGGGGACCTCTGTGAGTTCTCGGTTCACGGTCTGTGGGTCAAGACCACAGCCGATGTTGACGCTGAGGACAGCGAGGAGTTCTACGCGGACGATCTGAGCGTGGATTACCACCGGAGCTTGGGAAAGACGAAGGCGATCTGGGATGAGTCTGAGCGTAAGATCCTAGGATGGGTCTATGAAGGCCCGGACGAGGACCGGTATAACCGTTGCCAGGCTCTTGACGTTGCTCTCCAGTCTGGCGCCTATGACAATGTCCTCCTGGAGCACTTCGGGGATCACGCCATGGTGACTGTCCGGAAGACCGGGATTGAAGTTGAGTTCTACTCCCACGATTGATCTTGGTTCCAGGGTTGATAAGAGAGGCTTGGTTGTGTAGAGTCTTCCTTGTGGACAGGGTGCTAGTGTCCAGAGCATGAAGTCAACTCGTGTATCTGCCCTGGTCATTGGTCTGGTTGTGCTGGGTGTCGGCTGCTCTTCAGAGGAGCAGCCGGCGCCTACCAACAGCAGTAAGTCTGTCTCGTCGCCAACCACACAGGCTTCACCGACTGCTCTCACCAGAGAGCAGGGAGCTGAGAAGTACTTGGAACTGGTGGAGCCCTACAACGAAGGCTTGGACAAGTGCCTCCCCGTCGTGAACCCGATTCTTGATGAGGGAATCGTCAAGTCAGGTGACTTCTCCAAGATCCGTAAGGCTTGCAAGGACATGCCTTCAGTCAACAGGCAGTTCGCTGATGAGGTAGGCAAGGTTCCTTGGCCGGCTGAGGCTCAGGAGTCCATCAGTCTGTTGATCGATGAGACCAGGGCAGATCAGTTGGCCTGGCAGGAGTTGTCCGAGGTCGAGACTGAAGACGATCTGTTCGACCCCAAGTATCCGCTGACTGAAGACGGAGAGGCCGCCGGCCTCGTCAGGGCCCATCTGGGGCTTCCTCCTGTTGAGGAGATTGAGGAGTAGAAGTGCCAAGCAAAGTCCAGTGGGTAATCAACCAGTACCCACCTCTCGCAAACCACCCGATGTGCGATTCCCGGCTCATGGAATTCCGGACGCTGAAGCAGGTTGCGGAGCACTATGGGTTCGAGCTGACGCCTGAGGACTTCGATGGCGGCGTTGCTGAGCGGTTCGGGTATGGGTGTGAGTACGAGTGGGTTCGGGACTGAGGAGTAGAAATGAGTGTTGGAGAAGAGATTCAGCACTGGCTTGATGATTTCGAGAAGGCCGTACGCCATGAGGCGGCTGAGAAGCAAAGGGCGTGGGCTTCGACGTACGGAGACAGTCCAGCACAGCAGGCACTTCGATCCATCATCAACGAAGCAGCAAACATGATCGATCCGTACAAGGGGGAGTAGTGGACATGGCTGATGAGACTGTGGATCTCACATTGACTTACGTCAACGATCAAGGTGACGAGGTGGAGTACACAGAAACAGTCACGTTCCGCGGTCTGGCTGAGGTTCTTACGGCTGTGGAACGAAACGCCGTGACTGAGTAGCAACACCCTTCGCTGAGGGCCCCGAGACAACACCTCGGGGCCCTTTCGTATGTCTGGAAGAAGGTGGGCATCATCTATAGCTTGGTCCAGTCTGCAAGGATCAAGGGCTCCGCGGGGGAGCCAATCCCCAATCCAAGCAAGGCACTTCAGAAGCTTGACGTCGAGTTCAGGCGGGGGGAGCTGTCCCTTGCTGCGGCCGGCCCTGGCACCGGCAAGTCGCTCCTGGCGCTGAACCTTGCCCTGTACGGCTCAATGCCCGTCATGTACTGGTCCGCGGACTCGAACGCTGCTACTCAGCTCAGTCGGGCCACGGCCATGTTGACTGGTGATGACGTCCGAGACGTCAAGAAGGCCCTCCTGGAGAACAAGTTCGGGGAGTATGAACGAATCCTCGGAGACAAGTGGTGGGTCCGGATGTCCTATGAGGCCATGCCGACTCCGTCTGATATGGAGGCAGACCTTGAGACCTATTACGAGGTCTTCGGATGTCACCCTCATTTGTGTGTCGTGGACAACATCACCAACGTCGACACCGGAGGAGCGTCTGATGCTGAGTCCTTCACATTCGGTCTGGAGGGCATGTGTGAGTACCTGAACGACATGGCTCGGGAAACCGAGTCTCATGTGATGGCTCTTCACCATGTCACTGGTGAGTACTCGGATGGGCTGAAGCCCATCCCGTTGTCTGGGGTGAAGGGGAAGATCGGTCGTGTGCCGTCTCTGATCCTGACCATCCATCGGGAGCCGGACGAGCAAGGCATGAACAGGGTTCTCAACATCTCTCCTGTGAAGAATCGTGAAGGCTTTGCGGATGCCTCAGGTAACACCTTCGCCCGCCTGGAGCTGGACAGCACGACCCTGCGTCTCAAGGATGCGCAGGATGCTATGGGGATCAACTTCTAATTACTAGTCCGCGGTGCGGACCGTTAGGGAGACAGGCATGTTCAACGTCGGAGACAAGATCATTCACAAGATGTGGGGTGTCGGGATCGTGGCCTTCGGGCCGTTCCGTGTCCCGGAAATCACTACCCCTTGCTACCTGGTGGAGAACTCCGAAGGACACCACCTCATCGGCTCGGAGACCCTTCTGTCTGCTGCCCCCAAGTTCGAGGTGGGGGACAGAGTGACGTTTAAGTTCAGCCCCGCGGGCACGTCCTTCGAGCTGGTTGCCGGCCCCTTCCCTGATGGGGATGAGTCCTTCTACGTCCTCAAGGACCAGGAGGGGGGCCACGAAACCTCGTTTGAGAAGTACATGGTTCCGGTTGTGGAGTGATGTAGATCACTCCTTCACAACTCCCTCACGGTTGATAAGAGATGCTCGAACGCGCATACTGGAGATATGAAGAAGATGCGAAGCAACGGTGCAAGCAACGGGTTCGGACTCCAGCGGGACATCACCAGTGAGGGAGCCGTCCTCTATCTCCGGATCACCAACCCCCGCCGGCTCAACTCGGAGCTTCTGTTCGGCATCCTGAAGCGTCACTTCATGGGTGGGTACAACGTCCTGATAGTCGATCAGGGTAGGGGCCGTCAGAAGAAGGTCAACTTCCATGACTTCCTCACCTCCTTGAAGAACGCCATGGAAGAATCCCAGCTTATTTTTTTGGAGCGAAGGTTGACAAGAGATGCCAGGTTCTAAGACCCGCAAGTGCACTAGGTGTTCGAGGAACAGGGCTCTCAGGTTCTTCACACCGCGGGGTCGGCTCTGTGCCGACTGTCGGAAGAAGGGACGCTCCAAGGCGTCCCATGAGGCCAGAGTCCAGGACACATACGGACTCGAAGCCGGCGAGTACGACCGGCTGTTTGAGGCGCAGGGCGGGAAGTGCGCCATCTGTGGAGGGACTCGGAGACAGAGGCTCTCCGTGGACCACGACCACAAGACGGGGCAAGTCCGAGGTCTTCTCTGCCGGATGTGCAATGGCCGGCTCCTGACAGCAGCTCGGGACAAGCCCGAAGTCCTTCTCAAGGCCGCGGAGTACCTGGTGACTCCGCCGGCTGTTCAGATCCTCGGCATCCGAATACACCGTGACAACCGTAAGGACACAGACTGATGGACCACTCCGGGCTGAAGTACGACTACCACGAGTTCATGGGAAATGCCCACTTCATGAAGCAGCTCCACCGCTCTTATGAGTTCCCTGTCCACGTCTACCTGGAGAACGAGGATGGCACGCGGGTTCACATCAGGACGGAAGCTCCCGCCTCCGCCTAAGCCTCCGATCCTCGAAGTCTTCGAGGAGTTCTACCCGGAAGTCGAGATCCCCGATTGGGGAGGGGCATGGAGGAAGGTTCTGTGCCCCTTGCATGTGGAGGACAGACCTAGTGCCTCGGTTAATCCCGAGGCCGACAGATGGCACTGTCACGCCTGTGACGTATCTGAGGACTCATGGGCAGTCATCATGAGAGAGGAGGGGATCGGCTTCCGTGAAGCGATCGAATGGGCAGATGCCCGGTTCGGTGGAAGCAGCGAAGCACTACCAGAGCCAGTACAGGGGGAGCCCAGCAGAGGAGTTCCTGATCGCCCGCGGTTTGGACGAGGGCGCAGAGAGGTGGCTCCCCGGCTACGTAGGCGATTCGGTGACGGGTCATGAGAAGTACAAGAACCATCTTGTCGTCCCGTATCTCCGTCCTGCCGGCGGGCCTCACCTGGTAGCCACGGTTCGTTTCCGGTGCATCCGAGACGAGTGTGTACGGGCTCCTGATGGGACGTACTTCTTCCTCCTGGGCGAGAAGGAACACCACGAGGGCCACGGCAAGTACCAGTCCCTTCCTGGGGACCATCCCCGGCTGTACAACACCGGGGCCCTGATCACCTCCAGCCCCTATGTGGCCATCACTGAGGGGGAGTTCTCGTCCTGGGCAGTCGACCTAGACGGCATCCCTGCGGTTGCTCTTCAGGGTGTGAGCGCCTGGAAGACGCACTTTGAGCGAGCCTTCGCCGGCTACGAGAAGGTGTTCCTTCTCGGGGACGGGGACAAGGCCGGTCAGGAGATGAACGAGAAGCTAGCGGAGAAGCTCCCCAACGGAGTTCCTATCCAGCTCCCTGAGGGATCTGATCCTGATTCACTCCGTCACGATCACGGTGACGGATTCATTCGACGACTGCTTGGCTTGGAGGCGTGATGTACCAGATTGGTGACCGCGTTGAAGCGGTAACGGCTGATCACTTCAATGGCGCGTTCGGGGAAGTGGTGGAGGTTCTTGCCGAGTACTCGGATGCTCGTGTCCTCCTGGACGATGAAAGTGTTCCGCTCTGGTTCGACTTCTCTGAACTCCGGAAGGTGGACGCATGAGCAAGTTCAGCGTTGGTGACCGTGTAGTGGTTGTAGACAACTTGGAAGAGGTCGATAGGCGAGGCGAGGTAACCAGGGTGGATGCTCATCCGGAATGGCCTATTGAGGTCAAGTTCGATGGAGGGTCTCTTGCTCTCGGCCTTTGCCGAGAAGCCGAGCTGGAGTTTGAGTACGTCTATGACGGGCTGCCTTCTTCTGTCGTTAAGGTTGACAAGCGACCTGATGCGGTGGCTCATCCGAGTCATTACACCTGGCTCCCCAACGGCATCGAAGTGATTGACGTTACTGCGGCGTTCCCCTTCGTCCGTGGCAACGCCCTGAAGTACCTGATGAGGGCGGATCACAAGGGACGAAAGCTCGAAGACCTCAAGAAGGCCCGTTGGTATCTCGACTACGAGATTCAGCAGCTCGAAAAGGAGTCTGGGAATGCCGATTCTTGAGCTGTGCGCCGGCTACGGCGGCTTGGGCCTGGCGGTTGAAGAGCTGACAGGGGACAAGGTGGCTTACGTCGCTGAAGTCGATGAGGCAGCGTCCAAGATTCTGGCCTACCGATTCCCCAATGTCCCCAACATCGGGGACATCACTGCCTACGACTGGGCCCAACTTCAGGGCCTAGTCGACATCATCACGGCGGGGTTCCCCTGCCAGGACATCTCAAATGCTGGCAAGCGAAAGGGTATTGAGGGTGAGCGCTCAGGAATCTGGAAGAACGTCGTTGATGCAGTTGGGATACTTCGACCCCGACTCGTCTTCCTGGAAAACGTGGCAGCAATCCGCGGACGAGGACTCTCCACTGTCGCCGAAGACCTGGCCGAAGTCGGGTATGACCTGCTCTGGACAACTCTACGAGCTTCCGATGCCGGATTTGCACATCAACGTAACCGCTGGTTTGGAATCGCAGTACCTGCCGACGCCGAAGGCGTCTGATGGCCCTCATGGGGGGCCGAACATGCGGAACTCAAAGGGGGAGTATGACGCGTTGCCTAGTGCTGTCGTGCATCTTCTCCCTACTCCTACGGCGCGTGACTGGAAGTCAGGTGCCTCGAATCTGCATGGGAAGAACAGCCGGCCTTTGAGTGAGGTTGTGCTTCTCTTCCCCACACCCACGGCTTCTGACGGCAAGGGTGGTGCAGGCACAAGTCCCGGGCGCAAGGGCGGGATGAACCTTCGTACCGCAGTCAACGAACTCCCCGAAGATGACGGCCTGGTCCAGGACTGGGCTGAGTACGAACCCGCCATCCGGCGACAGGAAGCCCTCACCGGCCGCCAGGCCCCAATCCCCACTGAGGTGGGGCCCCGCGGGGGACGTCGGCTCACAGCTCGGTTCGCTGAGTGGTTGATGGGACTTCCGGATGGCTGGGTGACTGAGGTACCCGAACTGGTCCCTCCGAAGAAGGACCCGCGGGCGGAACAACTTCACAAGATAGGTAATGGCGTTGTGCCTCAGCAGGCGTACGCCGCATTCAGCCACCTCCTTGAACAGGTGGCCTTTATGAAGGAGGCACAGCAGTGACTGAAGCAGAGGTCGCCATTGACTACCTGGACCTCGATGGGCTCAAGCGCACTCACACAGTGCGCACGGAGTTTGACGGAGATGACTTCGCGGGCGATGTCTTGGGAGCTACTGAGGAGATCACCAAGGACGGCTTCTTCCTGGTGATGGAAGAGAAGCGCTACGTCTTCATTCCCCCCAACCAGATCCTTCGTATGACATTCGATCTCATTGACACGGAGGACGTCTCTTGAAGCTACTGACGTTGGACATCGAAACCAGTCCCAACTTGGCTCATGTGTGGGGCCTTTGGCAGCAGAACGTAGGGATCTCTCAGCTCCTTGAGAGCGGAGAGGTCATCTGTTTCGCGGCCAAGTGGTACGACTCAGAAGAAGTGGACTTCTTCAGCTCTTTCCATGTTGGCAAGAGTGAGATGGTTCGCCTTGCTCATCAGTTCTTGGAGGAGGCTGATGCCGTTATCCACTTCAACGGACAGCGGTTTGACATCCCGCATCTGAACCGGGAGTTCGTTGAAGCCGGCCTGACCCCGCCTTCTCCTTACGCTCAGATCGACCTCCTGAAGGTCGTCAAGAAGCAGTTCCGATTCCCGAGCAACAAGCTCGACTACGTCACCAAGAGGTTGGGCCTGGACCACAAGGTCCAGAACGGCGGTCATCAGCTCTGGGTCAAGTGCATGGCTGGTGACTACCAGGCTTGGGAGCAGATGAAGGAGTACAACGTCCAGGACGTTGTGATCACTGAGCAGCTCTACGACAAGTTGCTTCCCTGGATTCCTTCTCACCCTTCCTATGGCCTTTACCAGGAAGGCGATGAGGACACCTGCCCGAACTGCGGGTCAACTGACCTGAAGAAGGAAGGTAAGGCATATACCGCGGTGTCTGCCTATCAGAGGTTCAGTTGCAAGTCATGTGGCAAGTGGAGCCGCGGGGGAAAGCGGCTCGATGGCATCGAGATTCGAGGAGTGAAGTGACTCAGGAGCGATGTACATGTGGAGAGACCGCATGTGAATCAGAACTGTGTGACTGCGACAGCATTCCTTGTCCTGTTGATCACACCGAAGATGAGGGAGTGAAGTAGATGAACGAGTCCGTTTGGCTTGAGCTGAAGGTGGACCTGGATGGATTGGTCCACAACATGGAGGAGCTTGATCGGGATGTCCTTGTCGATTTCGTGAAGCGTCTCGATGAGCGGGTTGCTGAGTGGGACTTCACTGTGAAGCTCCGGGACTACTTCAACGGACTGAACTACTTGGGGGTTGATGACTGATGGAGACTCGCATTTTCACCCGAGATGAGCTTGATGAGATCGGGGTTCCTTATGAGTGCGGAGCCTTTGAGGGCTCCGCGAAGGAGCTTCACTGTGAACTGTTTGACACTACTCGTTGGTCTCACGTCTATGAGTTCGTCTTTCGGGCCCCGGACGACGGTAAGGCGTACCGCGTCTATTACAGGCGGGGTGCCACGGAGATGCAGGATCAGGATCTCTGGAACTGGGATGACGAGATTCAGGCTGTAGAGGTCGAACAGGTTCAGGTGACTAAGACCGAGTGGAAGCCTGTGAAGGAGGAGGACTGATGGCTAAGAAGACCGTGCTCTTCACCACGACTCTCGGGGTCACTGTGACTGTAGAAACGGATTCCACTGATCCTGAAGAGATCATTGAGCAGGCTTGGAACGAAGCTCCGGGAAGTATCTGCGCGAACTGCTCGGGTTGGGGTCAGGCTTGGTCTCGGGATGACTCCGGGGAGCTTGAAGTTGTGCTGGTCGATGGTGAGCCCGAGATTTACACGGAGGACGAGTGACCGAGACTGAGTTTGACTGGGAACCCATCATCGAGATTTCTACCAAGGTCGCCTGGGAGATCTCCGAGAAGTGGAGTGTCGTTGAACCCGATGATGTGAAGCAGGAGATTCTTGAACACCTGCTTCGGGAGCGGAAGAACATCGCTCCTTATGCTCGGGATGAGGACTTCATCCGTAAGGTCTGCTGGACCGCCGGCAAGCGGTATGCCGCTAAGGAGCGGGCCCACTATGACCTGATGGACGATCAGTACACATACACCCCGGACGAAGTCCGGATCGCCCTCCGGTCTTTCGTCCACTCGGATGAGGACATCGGCAAGGTCATTGGTAAGAAGGATGACCTTGTCCGGGCTCGGATCTCGGACAACATTGTCACTGCTCGGGCTGATGCCTCTAAGGCACTTGAGAAGCTCTCTACGGGCTATCAGGAGGCCGTGAACAAGGTCTTCGTATTCGGGCTGTCTCCGAAGGACGAGAACGAGCGTAGGGCGGCATACAGGGCCGTAGACAGCCTGACTCAGATCATGAACCGATCCATTCGAACGGGACGATGATGGAAACGAGACTTTCCCATCTGCTCTTTGGGAGCAGCTACTTTGCTCGGGTCACCTTTGGTGGTGACTCTGATGTGGTCAATGTTTGGTTCGGTAGTGATACCTGCCCGGACTCTGATAACGACCTGGAGCTTGATGACCTCAACACGCTGATTCACATGCTCTTTGTTGCTCGGGATGAGCTGGAGAGCCGACAGCCAACCAACAAGGAGACTGAATGACTGAGTTCAAGACTGAGACTGCGAAGCAGGTCTATTACCGAACCTACTCCCGGACCAAGCCCAATGGCCAGCAGGAAGAGTGGCCCGAGACGGTTCGTCGTGTTGTCGATGGCAACCTGAAGCTTGTCGAACCGCGGTACATCGAAGAGGGTGAGCGAGAGGCCCTGATCGATCTCATTGAGTCCTTCAAGGTGCTGCCGGCTGGTCGGCATCTGAAGTCCAGTGGTGTCAACGACTTTGCCCTCAACAACTGTTGGGCGGCCGGCTGGGACCCGGCGAAGCCGGAAGAGCACTTCACCTTCACTCTCCTCCGCCTGGCGGAGGGGGGTGGGGTGGGCTCGAACTACTCGGCTCGATACCTCGAAGACTTCCCCGCGGTGCAGGTTCCTGTCCAGGTCCACATCGTCTGTGATCCGGAGCACCCGGATTACCTGGACATGGTTGAGGCTGGTCTCATCTCGACTGAGTACAGCCATGATTGGGCCGGCGCCTACGCCGTGGAGGACAGTCGAGAGGGCTGGGCTGAAGCCCTCGGGGATCTGATCCGTACTGCTCATGACCCGAAGACCCGGCATCAGCAGCGGGTCTACGACGTGAGCCGTGTTCGGTGCAAGGGCTCTCCGCTGAGGACCTTTGGGGGCACTGCTTCGGGCCCTGAGCCCTTTGCAGAGATGATGTGGGAGGTCGGAGAGATCCTGTCCGGAGTCTTCCGTCGTGGGGATGTTCTGGACGTGTTTGATGGGCTCAATGGCATTGACGCCATGAGGATTGACCATGCCATTGCCAAGGCCATCGTTGCTGGTGGTGTCCGCCGCTCCGCTCGCATGTCCATCATGCGATGGGATGATCCACTCGTCTTCGAGTTCATCGACATCAAGAAGGAGGGAGGGCACTGGACCACCAACATCAGTGTTGAGGTGGACCAGGAGTTCTTCAAGTATCTTCAGGATGCACAGAGGATGGGAGAAGAGGCTTACGAGTACAGCGTCTACGCAGACGAGGTTCTCAAGGCAATCGCTGAAGGCATGCTCCACAACGGGGAGCCCGGCGTTTGGAACTCGGCTCTGACCGCGGTAGGGGAGGTGGATGGAACATACGTCACGAACCCTTGTTTCCATCCGGACACGATGATTGAGACGATCCACGGGCGTAAGCGGATCGCTGACATCACGGAGCCGACCAAGGTTCTGACTCGGGGCCTGGACGGGAAGCTGACGGTTCGACAGGCATCCGCAGCCTTCGTTACGAAGCGAGACGCTGAGACGGTTCGTATTCGGATGAACAACGGTCGCTCTCTGGTCGTGACTCCGGTCCATCGAGTGATGCTGGTCAACGGTAAGTGGATTGAGGCGCGGGATCTGAAGAAGGGGGATCGGCTGGAAGCCCTCTGCCGTTCTCGTCGTGGCTCCGCGTATGCGGGTGTCCGACTCTCTTCTCAGGATCAGACCGAATATCGGATGGAGCACCGAGTGATCTGGGAGGGGGTGAACGGTCCGATTCCGGCTGGATACGACATCAACCACATTGACCGGAACACCTACCACAACGACGTCAGCAATATGGAGGTGCTGACGCACTCCGAGCACGGCCGGCTGACCTCGACGCAGCATGAGAACAGTCATCAGGTACGAGATGAGTACTCAGGGAAGTTCGTTCCCTCGGGTAAGCACGGGGCGAAGACGATAGTTCCGCTCCCTGCCGAACTCAACTCTGACTGGACCAACGGAGCTAGGGTTGTCAACGTGGAGCCGGGACCTGTATCGGATGTCTACGACATCACGGTTGAGGAGACTCACAACGTCATTGCCGACTACGTGGTTGCCCACAACTGTGGTGAGGCAACTCTGACTCCCTGGGAGCCTTGTAACCTGGGCTCGGTCAACCTTGCTGCGTTCGTGAACTCCTTTGGTGATGTGGACTTCCGGGGCCTGGAGAAGGCTCACAGGCTCATTACCCGGTATCTGATCCGAGCCACGTTTGCTGACGTGGCTGACCCCAAGTCGGCTGAGGCTATTGCCCGTTACCGCCGTATCGGTGTTGGTCACCTCGGCTTTGCTGACTTCCTGTATCACCAGGGGATCACGTACAAGGAGGCTGGTAGCCACCACAGGTTTGTTGGCCCTGATTTGGAACTGCTTGCCAACGTGGTGGACGAGGCAGCAGCCGAGTACTCGAATATCCTGAGGATTCCCACACCGATCAAGAAGAGGGTGATTGCCCCGACGGGCACCACATCAAAGTTGGCCGGCGTCTCGGGCGAGGCAACCCATGCTCCGTTCGCCTCGTACTTCATCCGGCGCATCAGGTTCTCCAACGTCGACCCGAACGAGGTTGCTCAGGTCGAGGAGTACCGGCGCAAGGGCTACCGAGTGGAGCCCTGCCAGTACGCTGCCAACACGTCTGTGGTAGAGATCCCAACGAAGGACAGTCTTTTTGACGAGCTGGAGTACTCGGAGTACTTCCAGCACGCTGGAGATCTGACCATCAAGGACATGCTGAACGTCCAGAGGCTCTATCAGGAGTACTGGGCTGACCAGGCCGTGAGCTACACGGCCAACGTGCCGGCGGGGGAGTACTCCGCGGAAGAGCTTGCTGGGCTGCTGGCTGAGTACCTGCCTGATCTCAAGGGAGTGACTGTGTTCCCGGAGATGTCCATGCCTCAGTCTCCCTACGAGCGCGTGTCGTTCGAGGAGTACAAGGCCCGAGCTGAAGAGGTCGGAATTGAAGTGACCGACACCGGCTTCGATGAGGAGTGCGCCTCTGGCGCATGCCCTGTGTGACCCAGGTAACACGCTTCATGGTTGATAAGAGATGCAGTCTCTTGCCATACTGAAAGTAGGAGGAAAGCCCATGAACGACTTTGACCCGACGGACCCTTGGGGCTCCGTGTCCCCGTGGGATGCAGCCGGCCAGACCCAGACCCCGC